CAAAAATTATACTCTCAATCATTTAATGGAGAGAATAAAAATATACAATGAAGAAAATTTTGACTACGAAATTATTGATGTTAAACTAAGAGACTAATATGTTAAAGCACATCAGAACCCACGAAGAAATATTTTGCAACGTAAAACTTGTCAACGGTGAAGAGATCATCGGTAAATGCATCGTGGTGGATGATGATGATGCAAACTATTCTTTAATGATTGAATGGCCTTGTGAAGCTCATATAATTGAAAGAGAAACTCCCAGTGGAGAAACAGTAAATGGTCTTGCAATTAGCAAATGGCTGAGTTTCACAAAAGAAGATTTTTGTATTATAGATGATGATAAAATTATTTCCGTTGCTCCCCTTCAAGAAGAGGTAATAATACTCTATAATATGTTTGTTAACAAAGAGTTAACTAAAAAAAATCCAAAGAAAAAATCAAAAAAAGAAATTTCAAAGGAAATAGGACTCATAGATAACGTAGAGAAAATGAGAAAGAAACTTGAGGACCTATTTAAGTTCTAATAATGTTTCGAACCTTAGCAGAGTTATTATACCCAGATTTTAAGGGTGTGTCAAGCGCTGGTTGACAATGATTATTTTTTGTTATAGAATGTACATATGAAAGGAATTCTGTAACAATGACTATAAAAAAGAAAGAAAACTATTTAGATAACAAACAGTTCCTTCAAGCTTTGATTGAATTCAAAAAAGAAGTGAACTATGCAAAAGAAAATAATCTAGACAGACCTAGAGTAACAGAGTTTCTAGGATCTTGTTTTTCCAAAATTGCGACACATCTATCATATAAACCTAACTTTATAAACTACATGTATAAAGAAGATATGATTTCTGATGGGATTGAAAATTGTCTACAATACATAGATAACTTTGATCCAGAAAAATCTAAGAATCCATTTGCATACTTTACAACAATCATTTACTATGCCTTTCTGAGAAGGATTGCAAAGGAAAAAAGACAGCTGGATATTAAGTCAAAGATCATCGATAAAGTTGGATTTGATGATATGTTCTTTTCTGATGATGCAGATAAAGTAAGCGATATGAATTATATCAAATCTAAAATTCAGAGTTCATTAAAAAATGTCTAAAGTATTATTAATTACAGATCAACATTTTGGTGTCAGAAATGACAGTCAAATTTTTGTTGAATATTATAACAACTTTTATTCAAATGTTGTAATTCCTTTCATACATAAATTTAAGATCGAAAGAGTTATTTGTCTTGGTGATACTTTCGATAAACGTAAGTCTGTAAACTTTAATTCCCTAGAAGCAGCAAAGAATATGTGGTTTGATCCCCTTGAGAAAATGGGAGTTAGTCTAACCATGCTTGTAGGAAACCATGATATCTACTATAAAAACACTCTACGAATTAATTCCCCATCTCTCTTGTTGGGAGAGTATGGCAATATTTCGATTATGGATAACCCTGGTGAATTCTTTCTTGATTCTTTGCCTATACTTGGCGTCCCTTGGATATGTGATGAAAATCGATCCAGAGTTTACGAACTTTTGGAACAATCTACTGCACCTATCTGTATGGGTCATTTTGAGTTTAACGGTTTTGAGGCTCACCCTGGACATGTAATGGATCATGGTATCTCAACTGAACCATTTCAAAAGTTTAATAAAGTTATATCAGGACATTATCACAGCAAATCCAACAAAGGTAATGTGTATTATTTGGGCAACCCTTATGAACTTTATTGGAATGATTACAAATCTAAAAGAGGATTTCATGTTCTAGACACTCAAACTTTAGAATTGAAGTTTTATAGAAATCCATTTACAATGTTTCATAAAGAATACTATAATGATGATTCTGTGATAGAAGATTATAAACAATTTTCAAATAAGTATGTCAAAATTATTGTAGAAAATAAAACTGATTCTACTAAGTTTGACAAGGTAATCGAAGAGATGTATAATGCTGGTGTAGCAGAACTAAAAATCATTGAGGATCTATCGACAGAGTATGATCTTTCTGATGATTTAGAAGTAGAAACAGAAGACACTTTAAGTCTTTTGGAAAGATGCGTTGATGAAATAGAAAATTGTGATAAGAGTTCTGTAAAAACCGTTTTAAAATCCTTATATAAGGAGGCATTTGAACTATAATGTATATTATTAATTCTGTTCAAAGTGGTGGTGTTTATGCAGTAACCACAAGAAATAATAAAAAAGTAGTTCTCATCTTTGAAGAAGAAGATGATGCTGATAGATATGTTGGTTTGTTAGAAGCTAATGAGTTTGAAGATGAATTAATTGTCACTAATGTCGAAGAAGAAGTTATTAAAACAAACTGTGAAAGTTTTGGGTATGAATATACAGTTGTTGATAGAGATCATTTAGTTGTACCTGTTGATTTATGATTACGTTTAATACTATTAAGTGGAAGAATTTTTTATCTACTGGAAATCAGTTTACTCAAATTGAATTAGATACGAATCCCTCTACACTGATTCAGGGAACAAATGGTGCCGGTAAGTCTACCATTTTAGATGCTTTGTGTTTTGTTCTTTTCAATAAACCATTTCGTAAAATCAACAAACCACAATTAATCAATAGTATTAATGAAAAGGATTGTGTAGTTCAAATTGAATTTACTATTGGTAATATTGTTTGGAATGTTGTACGTGGAATCAAACCAAATAAATTTGAAATTTATAGGAATGATGTTCTTGTAGATCAAACAGCATCTAATGTTGATCAACAAAAATGGTTAGAACAAACAGTTCTTAAGATGAACTACAAGAGTTTCACTCAAGTTGTTATTCTTGGATCATCTACGTTTGTTCCTTTCATGCAGTTGACTCCTGCTTATCGCAGAGAAGTTATTGAAGATATTCTTGACATTCAAATTTTCTCTACAATGAATATTCTCCTCAAAGATAGAATCAGAGAGGTTCAAGAAAGAGTAAAAGAACTTCAGTATGATTTGAAATCTGCAGAGGATAAAGTTAATATGCAGGAAGACCATATTCGCAATTCGCAAATATCGAATGATGGTGAGATCGAATTAAAACATAAAGAAATTTCATTTCTTGAAGAAGAAGTCTTTGAAATAAAAAGATATATCAATATTCTTGAAACAGAAAACATTGATATTCATACTGAGATTACAGATCTAAATGATGTTAACAAACAGATTGCTAAGATTAATGATTTAAAATTCAAGATCGGTCATAATAATTCTGCTGCATATAAAGATCTTGAGTTCTTTGAGAAAAATGATACATGTCCTACATGCACACAACTTATCGAAAAAACATTCAGAGATCGGAAAATTTCCAATTTAAGTTCTAAAACTGAGGAATATGAACAGGCTCTACTTAAACTGCAGTCTCAACATGGTGCCTTGGAAAAGAAGTATATACAGATGTTGGATAAAAAAGATAAGTTAAAAAGAAACTATGCTGAGATTCAACACCAAAATAGTTTGATTGCTCGTAATGAAAAGTCAATGTCCAAAATTCATTCTGAGATTCAACGTCTCAGTGAGTCACCAGATATTGCAAAAATGCAAGGTAGATTAGAAGCATATCAAGAAGAACTAGACAAAATTAAACTCATATACAAAGAGTTTTTAAAACAAAAAGATGATTTTGATGTTGTATCTAATCTTCTAAAAGATAGTGGAATTAAGTCTAGAGTTATAAAGAAGTATATTCCAGTTATCAATAAGTTAATTAATAAATACTTGTCTACCATGGATTTTTATGTTAACTTTACTCTAGATGAAGAGTTCAATGAAATTATTAAATCTCGTTATAGAGATGATTTCAGTTATGCTTCTTTTAGTGAAGGTGAAAAACAAAAAATTGATCTTTCTCTTCTCTTCTGTTGGAGAGAAATTGCCAGAATGAAAAATAGTGTTGCTACTAATCTTCTTATTTTGGATGAAGTATTTGATAGTTCTTTGGATTCAAATGCTACTGATGAGTTGATGAAGATTCTTAAGAATCTAGATAACAAAACAAATGTATTTGTTATCTCTCATAAAGGAGAAATTCTTATTGATAGGTTTGAATACAATATTAAGTTTGAAAAAATCTCAGACTTCAGTAAAGTTACAGAGGCGTAATGCCTTTTTTGGGGGATTAGTTTAGTGGTAAAACGGGTGCTTTGCAAGCATCAGTCACCAGTTCGACTCTGGTATTCTCCATTGATAAGGACAGTTAATGGGTTGACCCCTTGACTGAGAGATCGTCATACCCTATTATAGGTTCATACGAAACGAGGTCCGATGTCTGTCAATCCCGAAGTTAAAGGTACTCTTGCCAAACTTTTGGCGACCGAGAATCTGAATGTTGAACACCGAGCTGTCTCTACTGCATACTTTGATGTTGTAAATCGTACTCTTTGTCTTCCGATCTGGAAGAACGTGTCTAGCTATGTCTATGACATGTTGGTGGGTCATGAGGTGGGTCATGCTCTCTATACTCCTCTTGACTACATCGATGCATCTAAAGACGTGCCACAGGACATCCTGAACGTGCTGGAGGATGTTCGTGTTGAGAAACTGATGAAGCGTCGTTATCCTGGTCTTTCTAAATCTTTTTATGTTGGTTACAATGAACTTGATCAAAAAGATTTCTTTGAACTGAAAGATAAAGATCTTTCCAAGATGTCTTTCATTGATCGTATTAATGTTCATTACAAAATTGGTGTAATTGGAAACCGTACCATCGTTCCTTTTGAACGCGAAGAACTTGAATTTGTTAATCGCGCTGCCGATACAGAATCATTTGATGATGTAATTCAACTTGGTAAAGATCTTCTTGAATTCTTGAAGATGAAAAAAGAACAACAAAAAGTTGATGTTCCTAATCCTCCTCAATCTTCTGCTGGAGGTGGATCACAACCTGAAGAAGGAAATAATGAACAAGTTGGTCCTTCCAGTAGTGATTCTGTACAAAATAATTCCAACTCTAGTAATCAACCTGATTTTGAAAGAGATCAATCTACTCAAGATGAGAGTGATTCCACCCTAGTTGGGGGTAGGCAATATCAACCTGATGAAAATATATCAGAAACTTACCGAGCTCTGACTGAGAATCAAAAAGAATTGGTGGATCGTAGGGCAAAAGACTATGTGTATATTAACACTCCTCAGTTTAATCTGAATCAAACTATTGTTCCGTTCAAAAAAACTGTTGCAGATTTTATCAGATGGTCAGCTAATGCAAAACAAGATCAGTATCAAGATGCACAAAATAAATACATCAAATATAAAAAAGATAGTATCAAAACTGTAAACTATCTGGTCAAAGAATTTGAATGTAAGAAGGCAGCAGATCAATATTCTCGTGCAAGTTCTTCTCGCACTGGTGTTCTTGATACGGCTAAACTGCATACTTATAAATTCAGTGATGATATTTTCAAGAAAGTAACTACCATTCCTGATGGTAAAAATCATGGTCTTGTATTTTATCTTGACTGGTCTGGATCTATGTCTGCAATTCTTTCTTCCACTATGAATCAATTGTATGATTTGATCTGGTTCTGTAAGAAAGTATCTATTCCTTTCCGTGTGTATGCTTTCTCTGATGCATCTCATAATGATACTCATTTCCCTGGTTGTCCCACAGATAACATTGAAAATACAATTCATGTAGATGATTGTTTTCGTTTATTTGAGTTTTTCTCATCTAAAATGAATGCTCAAACTCTCGATAAAATGATGTCCATGATGTATGTTAATGCTCTTGGATCTTCTCCTTTTGGTGGAGAAACAAATAACAAATACTATCTTTCAGGAACTCCCTTGGTAGAAGCCATCTTGACCACACCTCAAGTTGTGGAAAAATTCAAAAGCGAAGAAAAAGTCCAGAAAGTTAATGTAGTTTATCTTTCTGATGGAGAATCTGCTTATCCAATGTATAACAAATATGTTGAAGTGCTTAAGTCAGTTCATCGTTCTGCTATGCATGGTTACTATGCTTCTGATGTATTTGTTCTTAAAGAACCTAAGAGTCGGTATCAATCACAAATTGATTGTGAAAACGGAAATATTACAAATCAATTTGTAAAATATATTTCCAATATCGTTGATTATAATCTTCTTGGATTCCGTCTCTGCAGTAGACTTGAAGTTCGTAACCAAGCAAGGTATTCAAATGCAAATATGGAAGTAGTTGCAAAAGAATGGGATAAATTTAAAGCAGTTGCTCTCTCAGGCTGTGGATTCAAACAACTTTATCTTATGCAAACTCCAAAGGTTTCATATTATTATGGTGGATGGAATCATACTGAAACGGAAAATCAAATTGAAGTAAAAGATCCATCATCTAAATCTCAACTTGCAAATGCGTTTAAAAAACATATGAATGGTAAAATGGTCAATAAGACAATCTTATCTAAGTTCATCTCCCAAATCGCTTGACTCCCTGGACCCAATGCCCTATAATAACTAGGTAAGCAACGGACCCAAACCCGACAACCCTACATCATGACAAAACAAGTGGAAATCTCTAACCTGCAACAACGTTTTGGTAACATCGTAACCTCTGAAGCACTTAAATCATATGCTACTGAGATCGGTATTTCTTATCAAACTCTTGCGAACAAACTGAAGAATTATAAAACTGGACGTGGAATTTGGAATCTTGAACAGGAGGTAGAAAAACTGGAACACATTTATACTCATGCTGCAGTTGTTCCCGATCAGGAACAAGTATCCTTTGTTCCTCAGAAAGATCCTAGTTTTGTCCCGTTCGGGAATTTTTCTGATCTGAAAAAGGTTATTCAGTCCAAACGATTTTATCCTGTGTTTATCACTGGTCTTTCTGGTAATGGTAAAACTATAAGTGTTGAACAATCCTGTGCCCAACTAAAACGAGAACTTATTCGTGTTAACATTACTATCGAAACTGATGAGGATGATCTCATTGGGGGATTCCGTCTTGTTGACGGTAATACTTCTTGGCATAACGGTCCTGTCGTTGAAGCTCTTGAACGAGGTGCAGTATTGCTTCTCGATGAAATCGACCTTGCAAGTAACAAGATCATGTGTCTACAAAGTGTTCTAGAAGGTAAAGGTGTTTTTCTAAAGAAAATTGGTAAGTATGTCCGTCCTTCTAACGGTTTTACTGTGGTTGCTACTGCTAATACTAAAGGAAAGGGTTCTGATGACGGAAGGTTCATCGGTACGAACGTACTTAATGAAGCATTTCTTGAACGTTTCCCCATCACGTTTGAACAAGAATATCCTTCAGAAAAAACGGAAGTAAAGATTGTTTCTGAAGCCATGGATGATAAAGATCCTGACTTTGCTGAGAAACTTGTACGTTGGGCACAAGTAATTCGCAAGACCTTCTATGATGGTGGTGTGGATGAAGTTATCAGCACCCGCCGCTTGGTTCATATTGCTCATGCTTACAAGATCTTTGGTAAACGTGACAAGGCGATTCAAGTGTGTGTAAATCGTTTTGATACGGATACCAAACAATCGTTCATGGAACTTTATTCTAAAGTGGATGAAAAAGTAGACACGCCAACTGAGGATGCATCTTCTGATGTTTGAAGACCTTCCCCGCCACACCCTCATCCGTAAAAAAGATGGGGGTCTTTTTCTTGTTAAATGTAAAATTTACGAATGGCATGGAAAACCTGTAGGCGTTTATCTAGGACATCTTTATAGAGATGAAGAGAGGGTTGACTATGACCCGCATACATGTTATATTAGTGATATTGAATGTGTTCTGGAGGAACCTAATTATGCAATGGAAGTACAATGAAGACAAAATCATCAAAGATATTGAGGATTATGTTGTAAGTACATATGGTAGCCACTACTGTGGACATAGTGATGAATATTCTGATATTCAAACAATTGATTTGATGGCTGCAAAGGATCTTGCTCCTGGATTTTGTCAGGCGAATATCCTAA